ATCTCGCCGCATAGCAAAAAGCGCAGAAAATCGTTTTCCTACGCTTTCACATCTAACTTTTTGAGGTTACTACACTTTACTTCGGTGCCTTTTTTATGTGCAGTTAAGGCGGTAGAAGGATGAATTATATAGAGGAGTATAAAAACAAGATCGATGCAGGGGAAATCATCGTCGGAGAAAAGCTAAAAAAAGTCTATGCACATATCATGAGCAATCTGCATAGCGATAACACGGAATACTATTTCGATGAACAAGAGGCGAAAAAAGCGATTGCGTTCATCGAGCAATTTTGCTGTATTCCAAAATTCAAGGATGGAAAGCAGCCTTTTATTTTAGAATTATGGCAAAAGGCATTGGTATCTTGTCTGTTCGGGTTTCGGCATAAGCAAACAAGGCGGCGGCAATACAGAGAAATATTTTTATTTGTGGGACGCAAAAATGCAAAGACCTTATTATCGGCAGCCATCATTCTATACATCCTAATTTTCGCGGAGGAAGCAGGGCAGGAAGTCTATTCTGTTGCCACGGATCGACAGCAATCTAAGATCATTTGGGAATATGCAAAGCAAATCATACGGACAAGCCCACTGCTGTCAAGATATTTTAAGATTCGCGTCAATGAAATCTCCCGCAAGGACAGCTTTAATAAATTTGTACCACTGTCTAAAAACAGTGGAAGCATGGACGGATTAAGCCCCTCTGTCATGGCGCTCGATGAACTCCACGCAATCAAAGATCGTAATCTATATGATGTTGTCAAAGGCGGCATGTATAGCCGCGCAGAGCCTCTTACGCTGATTATGTCAACGGGCGGATATATCGAACAGGATTCTATTTTTGACAGCAAATATCAAGAGTACATCGCTGTCATTGATGGGTATGAGAGCGGAGAGTATACCGATGAAACGGTATTGCCCCTGCTCTATGAACTGGATAATAAGCAAGAGCTTAACGATGAATCTACATGGATAAAAGCAAATCCGAACTTAGGCGTATCAAAATCAGTCGAGATGCTGCAGCAAGAAGTAAAACGTGCCATGTTATCAGAGAAAACCTTGCGTGATCTACTTGTGAAGCAATTTAACATACGAGAGAACGCACGTGACACGTTCTTTAACTTTGATGATATAGAAAACAAAGAAACATTTTGTATCGCAGATTTTCGCGGGAAATACTTCCTCGGCGGAGTAGACTTGTCGGAGACAACGGATTTGACCTGTGCGACGGCGTTAATCCCGATGGATGGAAAGCTATACATAGAGCAGATGTATTGGATGCCGCGCGATACACTTAACGAGCATATAGAGAACGATCAAGTTCCATACGATGTATGGCTTGCACGCGGTCTTATGCGTACATGTGATGGGCGGATTATAAACCCTTCGGATGTGTGCCAATGGTTTTATGAACTTCAGAATGAATATGGTGTATATGCCTATAAGATCGGGTATGACCGTTTTAATGCAACTTATCTGGTAAAAGAACTGGAAGAACATTTTGGGAAAGAACTATGTAAACCAATCAATCAGTCGTTTCTTGGGCTGAGTTCCTATATGTTTGAAAGTAAAGCATATTTCAAAAGCAGACAGATTGTTTACAACGACCATCCTATTTTCAAATGGTGTCTCTTAAATACATTGTCTGTTTCGGACACAAATGGGAATATTAAGCCTTATAAGAACAGAAATTTAACCAAAAGAATTGATGGATATTCGTCTTTTCTTGATGCCTTTGTTCTTTATCTCGACCACAAGAATGATTTATGAAAAATAACGTAATATTTATAGAGAAAAAAGAAGGTGAATCTATGGAAATTAGAAGCATGTTCAAATCTATCTTTGGGAGAGACCGGAATCAGACGGAGGCTGTGACAACAAGACTGGATCTGCTGAATGATTACCAACAGGTATTTTTCACGCGTCAAGATTACTCGAACGATATTCTCCTCAAGACATGTTTTGCTACGATTGCGAAACATATCGCCAAACTGGAACCTTGTATTACAAGAACAGAACAGGGGCGGAGAACGCCGAATAATGAAAACAATGTATTGCATCAAGTATTAACATTACAGCCTAATCCCTATATGACTGCCTATGACTTTTACTATAAGCTTGCATACATGCTCATTCAAAATCAAAATGCATATGTCAAAATCAATCGGGATAAAATGAATCATGTCATTGCGCTGTGGGTACTGGACTATGAGAGTGTAGAACCACGAGAACGAGACGGCGATCTTTATCTAAAATTCCAGTTCCGCAAAGGGAAGAAAGAAACAATTCCATATAGGGACATCATCCATATGCGATATGACTTTGGAAACGGTGAGTTCATCCCCCATACCGAAAGCAATATTAATGAACAACTTGCACTTCTTGATACGCTCCAGCAATCATTCCGTAACAAAGCACTCAACAGCGGAAAAATAAAAGGCGTAGCACGCATTACAGGACAAGTTGGAAGCGATGTATGGAAAAGCAAAGCGCGAGAACTTAGGCAAAATATACAAGACCCGACACAAGGCGGCATCGTTGCAACAGATTCAGCCATTGAGTTTACGCCTGTAGATAGTCAGCCGGAAGCAGCCGATACAGCGCAGTTGGATTATGTACGTGATAATATATACAACTATTTCGGCATCAGTAAAAATATTGTCAGCGGAAAATATTCTGAAACAGAATGGCAGTCTTTCTATGAGAATACCATAGAGCCAATTGCCATGACACTTTCGCAGGAATTTACGAGAAAAATTTTTTCACAGGAACAGATTAGCGCGGGATATACGATTCATTTTTCTGGGAATAGGCTGATGTATTCAGAAACAAAGACAAAAATAGCGCTCATTCGGGAACTCCGCCCTCTCGGTTTGCTAACGACAAATCAGTGCCTTGAACTGCTTAATCTTCCACCCATTGAGGACGGAGATGACCGCGTGCAAACACTCAACGTTGCAAATACGGCAATCGTAAACGAGTATCAGATGGGAAAACTTAGTTCACTCAACGATGTAGGAAGACCTAAAAAAGAGGATGACACAGAATCAGAAGGGGATGCGTAAGGAGAGAAAGCTATGAATAAAGCAGAGTTTAGAAGTGCGGCGTTGTCTGCCTCCGGTGCAGAGGATCAACAAACAGTAGAGGGATATGCTGCCGTATTTAATACGCCGACCATTCTTTATTCGATGGATGGCATAGATTTTTATGAGACAGTAGATGCAGGAGCGTTTGATGGGGCGGATGTATCAAACGTTGTTTTGCGCTACAATCATTCGGATAATTTTCAAATTTTAGCGCGTACATCAAATGACACTTTGCGCATATCTGCTGATGCTGTGGGGTTAAAGATTGAAGCGGATATAGCCAATACGACACAAGGGCGAGACATCTATGAACTGATCCGCAGGAAAGACATAACAAAAATGTCCTATGGGTATATCATTGACAAATCATACTATGAGAAAGTATCAGAAATGAAGTACATCCGACATGTATCAAAGATTGGTCGGGTCATTGATGTATCTGTTGTGGATTTGCCCGCTTATGATACGACGCATGTTGAAGTTGTCAATCGTTCATCAAAAGGAATAAAAGATGAGTTTTTGAATATCAAACGAAAGAAAATATTGTTGAAATCAAAAATTTGAAAAATAACGTAATATTTATGAGAAGGTTTTTAGCATGCTTTATCTTTGGGATAAAGCTATTTTTATGAGGTGAAAAAATGACATTGAAAGAAATTGAGCAGCGCAAGAATGAAATCTTGAACGAAGCTGAATCTGAAACCGTTGACATTGCAAAGCTGGAAGCACTCAACAAGGAACTGGATGAACTGAACAAAAAAGCCGAAGAACTCCGCAAAGCAGAATCTAACGCCATGGAAAAACGAGCAGAGATTGCCCAAAAAATTAACGCGGGCACCATTGAATCAAATGTCATTCAACAACGAGCAGAGAAGAAGAACATGGCAGAGAATCGAAAGGGTGAGACAATGAACCATCAGCTTGACAGCGTCGAATACAGAAACGCATTTATGAATTTTGCCCGTACAGGCGAGATGGCGGAGGAATTCCGCGCGGTCGCGCTCACGAGCCAAAACAGCGCTGTGATTCCTGTCACTGTGCTGAATCAAATCGTTGAAAAGCTTGAAAGTTATGGGAATATCCTGCCGCTTGTGACGCGTCTAAGCTATCCCGCCGGGGTCGCTGTTCCGACATCAGAACTTGCGACTCCTGCCGTATGGACAACAGACAGCGATCTTGCCACAAACGGCATAGCAGTCGAAGGAAAAACAACAGGCTCTATTACATTTGCGGCATATCCGCTTGTCAAAGCAATCGGACTTTCATTTATGGCACGTGTTCAAACGCTCTCGGCTTTTGAGGCTGCCGTTGCAAACAATGTATCTGCGGCGATGGCTAAGGCATTAGAATCCGCAATTATAAATGGCACAGGGTCAGGTCAGCCGACAGGCATTCTAAAGGCAACCCCTGCAAAGACATTGACACTGAATAAAGTGCTGTCATTTGAAGATATTATTGCCGTCAAGAAAGCGATTCCATCCGCGTATCGTACGGGGGCGGTACTTGTCATGAATGAAAGCACATTCTACACGTTCTTAGGGATTACGGATAAACAAGGACAGCCGGTTGCACGGGTATCGGTCGGGCTGAACGGGAATCCCATTTATGAAATTTATGGGACGCGGATTGTTGTGACTGATTGGATGAAAGCCTACGATACTGCCGCGAAAAATGACACCGTTGCGTTTGCCGTACAACTTGACCGTTATGTAATTAACACCGCATATGATATTGATCTTGTCACATATATAGATAACCCAACAAGAAATAAAGTCTATCAGAGTGTAAGCATGGTGGACGGGAAGCTTGTTGATGCAAACGGTCTTGTTTTCATTAATAAGGATGCCTAAAAGGAATATGTAGAAATAAAGAGGGAGTAATGTCCCTCTTTATTTCCTTGTAAAGCCATGAGGACAATATGGATGAATTAAACCTAGTGAAAAACTACCTGCGCATTGATTCAGACCTCAATTCAGAGGATGATATATTGACAGAACTGCTGCATGCCGCACATGATTACATTTCTCGAAGCACGGGGAAAAAGTTCATCGCGGATGATTCACTGATGCGAACGTTAACGAAGCTTATTGTCTCACATTGGTATACAAATCGAAATGCCATGAATGGAAAGAGCAACGCGCAGGAATATCCGCATTCCATCACCACACTTCTTCAGCACATTGAATTGTCAGATGCGTACCCTAGAGAGGTGTCACCGTGATCTATGATGCCGGAATACTGAATAAAAAAGTCACGGTTTTCGGACGCGTGACAAAAACTGTCCATGGATTTGAAAAAGTTGTCAATGAAATAAAATATCGCAATATCAGCGCAGCCATTCGGCCATCACGCGGGCGCGAGTATTGGGAAGCGAAACAAATCAGCAACGCGGAGAATGTGACAATTACGATTCGGTACCGTGAGAATATATGTGTGAGTGATCTTGTAGAATATAAAAATCACATCTATGAAATCACATCGGTAGTGAATCCAAATATGGAAAATGAATCGTTGGAACTTTACTGTGTTGAGAAACTGCGCGGAAAACAAGAGAAGAATCCTAAGGGCGGAATTGTACCATGAGTGCAGATATTGAGTTTGAAAACATTGATGAATTCCGGCAACAACTAAGCAGAGTTGCAGAAGTATATACAGAGTTGGCAGAAAAACATCTTAAAAAGGCAGGGAATCAACTAAAAAAACTTGCAAGCGAAAACACGCCGATAAGTGGGGAAGAACATACTAATAGTAAAGGGAAAACAATAAAACCGCTCTCTAAATCATGGCAAGGTAAAATTACAGGGCTAAATTCAAATGAAATCCAGTACGAATTACGTAATTCATCTAAAGTATATCATTTGGTAGAACGCGGACATGTTCAGAAAACCAGAAGCGGCGAAGTGGTTGGATTTGTTCAAGGCAAACATTTTTTCGATCAAGTGATACAACAGTTTCAAACATCAAACATAATGCAAGAAGAACTGGAGAAATTTATGGAGGATATAAAAAGAAAACTGGAATAGGGGGATGGCATTGTTAAAATCGGTGGATGTTATTTCAGCAGTCAAAGATCTTATTAAGTCAAAATATGATTACGCTGTCTATCTTGAAGACAGCAAAGAAAACTGTGATTCCCCCTGCTTTTTCCTTGCACTCAGTATTTTTCGCAAGAGGGCGGGAAAGCATAAGTTTTTCTGTGATGGGAACCTATATATTACCTATTTTGCCAAAAAAGGAACGACAGATACCATTGAATTCTATCACATCAAAGATACCATACAAGAGATACTGCATGAAGGAATCAAGGTACAAGATCGTTATATCAAAATCAAATCGCAGTCCGCAGGAACAGACGGCGAAGATGCTGACATCATATATTTTGATTTCCAATTTGAATACTATGACGTGTTCAAAGACAGTGATACAGAAGCGGAATACCTCATTGAACATGTACATCAAAACTTAAATGGAGGAAAATAACAATGGGACTTAAGATGCCGAATGTCTATGTATCATTTTACGAAAAGGGAATTACAGCCATTCAGCGCTCACAGCGTGGAAGCATCGCGATGGTATTCCCTGTCTCAAGCCCAAACGATACAGTGACGACAATCTATACCGTGGATGATATTCCGGAAGGATGGGATGAGTACAAAAAGGAGCAAGTAGGGCTTGCACTGAAAGGCTATCAAACATCACCGCGTAAAATCATTGTGATGGAATGTCAAGGCGAACTCACGACAACGGAAGAAGAAGAAGGGGGCGGAGGTGGAAAGAAGAAAAAAACGGTGGATGCAAATTTTGCTCCCATCCTCAAAAAGCTTGAGCGCATATATTTTAATTGGCTTGTCATACCGGGCATTTCAGACAAATACACAGAAACCATCGCATCTTGGATTAAGGGAATGCGCACGACGAAAGATACAAAAGTATGTGCAGTGCTGCCAAATACAGCGGCAGATAATGAAGGCATTGTGAATTTTACGAATACGACAATTAAGACGAAAGCAAAGACCTTCAGCACAGCGGATTATTGTGCACGTGTTGCGGGGATCATTTGCGGAACACCTGCCATTATTTCCTGTACCTATGCGCCTGCATCAGAAATCACCGAAGTTGAACAATATACGGATGAGGAAATGGATGCAAAAATAGGAAAGGGAGAATTTTTCTTTTTTGATGATGGTGAAAAAATTAAAGTCGCACGCGGGATCAACTCATTTGTAACAACCATTCAAGGGAAGGGCGATGATTTTAAGAAAATAAAACTTGTTGATCTGATGGACATGATCCACTATGACATCAAAAAAACTGCACATGACAGCTATATCGGCAAGTATGCCAACAGTTACGACAATCGCTGCTTGCTGATTACGGCGGTTAACGGGTATCTGCATACACTGGAAACAGATGGATTGCTCGAAAAAGGACAAAACAACTGTTATATCGATGAAACTGCCGTTAAGAATTGGCGTGAGAGCAACGGGCTAAACACACGGGATGAACTTGAAAATATGAGCAGTACACAGATTCGAGAACTCAATATTCATGACAACGCATTTTTAGCTGTGGATCTTTCTATGTTGGATGCTCTTGAAAATATTTCCATTAAATGCTTGGTAGAGTAAGGGACGGAGGTGAAATAAATGAATGAGATTCAAAGCAAACAAATTGTATACGGCACATTTGGAGAGATGTGGATCGATGGTTATAAGCTCGGCGAAGTGCAAGAGCTGAAAGCAACAATTTCCGCTGATAAAATCGAAGTGAAGATTGCCCGTAAGATGAGCAAGGGATATAAAGTAACAGGTTATACGGGAAAAGGCTCGTTTAAAGTACATAAGGTAAGTTCCTATTTCATCAAAAAGCTTGCCCCATCCATAAAAGAAGGGAAACAAGTTCTATGCACGATTATATCGAAAACATCTGATCCGGATGCACTAGGAACGGAACGCGTCGCACTGTATGACTGCCTTATTGATTCGGTTGATCTCATCAATTGGAGTGTCGGAAAACTCGGAGAGGAATCCTATAATTTCACATTTGAAGACTACGATATTCTCGACGCGATTGACGGTTGAATAAAGAAAGGAGCATGACATATGAATGCGTTGGAAAAGCTGTTAAAAGCAGATATTGAAAAGGTTATGGAAAAGCCAAAGAAAAATGTTGAGATTCCACGCCTATCAAGGCTATTTGGTGATCCATTCTATGTAACAGTACAGGCAATTGATTCAGAGGTGCTTGCAGAGATCACAGAAGATCATACGGAATATAGTAAAAACGGTAAGCGCAGACGGCAGAACAACTATGCTATTGGGAAAGAGATCGTTGTCAATGGTCTAATTGAACCAGACCTTAGAAATGCTGAGTTGATGAAACACTATGGCGCGGTCACGCCGAACGATCTTGTGGATAAACTCTTTTTGGCGGGCGAAGTCGGGAAAATTGCAGAGACGGTCAATGAATTATGCGGTCTTGAAAAAACTCAAACAGAAATTGATGAATATGTAAAAAACTAATTCAATCAGACGGTGAAATCGAAAAACAGTATTATCTATTTCGCTTCCATCATATGAATCCAAAGGATTTCTTATATATGGGAAAGAGTGAAAAGAAAATACTGTATGCTTTTATGCGATACGAACTTGAAGAACGAAAAAAAGAAAATTCTTCGTCTGATAGATAAAAGAACAACTGAATAGATACAATTAAAGACTAGGAAAAATAAAAATCCTAGTCTTTTTATTTTTGGAAGGAGGTTGTGCTATGCAAATTATCGATGCAGTTCTGCGCCTACGCGATCAATTTACAAATACAATTGAGCGTGCAACAAGACGTATTGATGAACACAGAAGTCAACAATTACGTGTCGCGAGAAGCATCAGAGATACAGGGCGAAATATCACGGCG